TTTCAGCCACTAAAGGAAAGGCATTTGAAGAACATCAAGAAGGAGTGGAAAATCAGTTTAATGACCAAGTGAATAAATATTCTAGTAAAGTTAACGAGTATGTTCAAGAGAAGCTTCAAGATAAAGAAGAGGGCATTAATGCAGTCATGGCCACACCAATGGCTTATAGTTTCGGTAAAAAATCTACTAAGAACGCTCAATATCTATATGACAATTCTGATAAGATCAAGACAAAAGTTTTAGATGATATCAAAAAAGCTACTAAAATAAGAGACGACATCGCAGAAAAAATATCAGGGAAAGTAACTGAATTAAGACAAGGTTTAGAACAAAGAGTAGATTCTATTAGAAATGCCGCAAGCTCTATTGAAAGAGTTAGAAATAACCCAACTGATTGGATTAACTCGGAGCTAGATGAAGGACTACTAGGAGCTGGCAGGGGACCTATTCAATCGCCTTCAATGGAACCTATGACAGAACCTATGACAGAACCTATGACAGAACCTATGACAGGTGTAGAACCCGAAACAAATGTTCATAGAAATATTGAAAACAATACACAATCAAACACCAATGTCACAGAAAGAGAACAACCTCAAGAACAAGAAATGGATGAAATTCAAAGAACACCAAGACAAACAGCACCTGTAGATGAGGAAGTATCTCCTGTATCTCAAACCGAAAGTCAAGGAGTAAAAACATCCGAATCGTTAGGAAAGAAAATATCAAAGTTTTTACCTGGAGAAGGAGAAGAAGGTGCTGAAGCTGCTTTGTCTTTCGCTCCAGAAGTAGTAGGCGTTGCTGCTGGAGCTGCGGCATTAGGGTATGGGTTATATGAGCTATTTTCACATCATGACAAAAAACCAGTAGCCCCGATCAGGCCACAGGATGTAAAACAAGCCATATCAACCCCATATAATATTCAAGCAAATATTTTAGCAACCTCAGGGCAACAATTACAAAAAGGTAGTTATTCATTCTGAAAAAAATCAAAAATCTAGGATAAGAAAAAAAATTTAAATTATTATTAATATAGCGTTAATAATAAATATAAATAAATATGTCTGACAATGTTTACCAAGCGAACGAGAATGATTTGTTCATTCCTAGTAAATTATTAAAAATCTATCCCCAACAACAAGGAGTAAATATTACTGCGAACGGGAAAGGAACTTCTAATTTCACATTTGTTCTTAATGATTATCTTAATATCATAAATCCAGAAAAACTTCGTCTCCGTTATCAACTCGAAATGAGTGGTCGTGGGGGACCGAAACCTTCACCTTCGGCAGGTTGCCACTCTCTTTTCCGTCAAATGAGGTTACAGACCGAAAACGGACAAAACCTTCTTGAAGAAGTTAATGAATACTCTAGCCGCGTGGCGATGTCTTATAGTTATGAGATGGATGAAAAGATACAACATGACCGGTCTTTGAATGAAGGTCTTTCTCTTACAGAATCTCCAGAAAATCAACTATTTTGGAATAGCCAGCCTCTCACGGCGACAGATACTACTGCAGCCTCTATCCCTAAGAAAATTGCTATTTCACAACCCCTATACAGCGGTCTATTAGGCAAAGATAGCACTGCGCTACCAGTTTCAGCTGTCGGTGGATTACGGCTTAGCATGGAAATGAATGGAATTCGTAAATCTATTAAAGTGAATTCTCGTTCAGAATTATTAAATACACCGTTTACTGTACAAACACAAGTTGCCGGTACTGCGTTTAACGATACTACTGGTGGAACAAGAGATGTAAATCACACTGTTAACATTAAATTAGGACAAATTATCACCACACAGTATCGTGAATTCGAAATTGGTGACCATATTTACGCAAAAAGTGGAACTGACGCTGAAATCGATTTAGGTGTGTTAGTGAAAGTCGGATTTGATACTACAGATAGTAACAAGATTGTTCTTACCGTCAAATCCCCTGTTGCTGCGGGCACAGATGGAACAACCGTACCTCAAAACAGCAAAGTTTATACCAAAGCAGCTGACAGACTGAACGGTTGGACTCCTCCAGGCACTATTACAGTAGCAACCTCCGCTCCTATTCTTTTAGCAATAGCTCAAGCTAAAATCGGTGTTAGCTATACTATTAGTGACCTCGAGATGATTGTAGAACAGTTACAACCTCCTCAAAGCTATATCGATAGTCTCGTTGCTAAAATCAATTCTTCGGATGGTCTTGTTATGAATTATAAAAATGTGTCTTTGTTAAAGATCAATCTTACAGGTAAGAACGGTCTGTTATCGGCTTCTATTCCAAATACAGCCAAACGAGTGTATTCGATCAACGCTATGCCGCTCCGAAGCGTAGATGTGGATAATGCTAACAATCTTATTGCTGATAGCCCGGACGGACTGGAAAGCTATCAATTCGTTATTAATAACCAGCTCACCCCAGACCAACGAGTAGAGATGTCGAGACTTTCAGCCACAATTCCAAAGATAGAACAGCTTTATATCACCGAACTCCATAAATCTCTGCTAAATTCTGGTGCTATGGTTCGAACTCTTCAGAGACCATATGACAATGTAGTAATCGGACGAGCTTGTTCTCTCTTCGGAGCTGTAAGTGATATTACTAAGAGTGATCTTCAGCTTCGACTTGAATACGATAATGTCGCTGATAGATACCAGAAAACACTGAATTGTTATGTTTGCTCTGCTAGGACTCTAGTTGTCAAACGTGACGCCATTGATGTTGTTTACTAGTCGCTACGCTCCAAAAAAAAGGGAAAAATGGTTAATTTTATAGAAAGAATTTTCAAAAGCGAAGTATTAATGTTTATAAAATTATAAAAACGTTTTAATGTTAAAAATGTTTATTTATGATATTTATTGGTCAAGAGAATCAATTTTACACGTTTAATCAAAAAAATTTAATTTATTAATAAATATAATATTAATAATAAAATAATAAAAGTATGTCAATTATCAATACTCAATTTAACGAAATCATTCCACTTAATGTACCAGCAAATGCCGAGTACTCTCATAGAAACGGTTCCTCTATTATTCAATTTCAGATCCCTATGTCTCCCACACTTTTAGATTGCCGAAGTGTTCGTCTTAACGGAAAACTACGCTTGAACGCTCAAAAAGCAACAAACTTTAATAGCCCAAATTTACCAGACAATTCTAGTAATAAAAGTGGAGCACTTATTGATATGAAACTTAATAGCCGATGTGGTGTATCTTCTTTGTTTGAAAATATCACTATTTCATCACTCGGATCCGGAAATCAAACCCTTGAATCCGTACGTTCCCTAGGACGTCTTATGTCTCTTACCCACCCTCTTACACACACCCAAGAAGAATATGATACTTATCTGAATGGTTCGGATCCATCTATGTCTTCTAAAAATAAAGTTGGTGCGGTCTGTTGTAATACTGAAACACATTTCTCTATCCCTATCAACACTGGTCTTCTTCAAGGAAACGACTTCTTACCTATCGGCATGAATGGACTCAGGGGCATCGAAATTAGCATCCAACTCACTAATGACGCCAATAGTCTTATTAGCCTAGCAGATGGTACGAGTGGACAAACTGGGTTGAATGCTAATATGTTCCCATCTCTGCTAGATCTTTCTTTATCATACGATCTTCATCATTTTGATGCCGAAACTACACAAAAAATGTCTACCCCATCTTCAGGGGAATTAGATTTTAACAGCTATGCTCAGCAGACACAAGTACTCAACTCTAACGATTCCACATTAACTTTCAACTTTGGTACTCGTAAGACCTTGTCTTCTATCTCATCATTTATTCCGACTACAAGTATAAACAATATCAACCAAGATTCTTTTTCCACCGACCGCCTGAAAAATATTAATGCTGGTGTTTACTCTGTTGAAGCGGACCTAAAGAGACTTACAGTAAGCAAGGATGGTGTTCGTGCTCCAATCGACTTCGAAATTGAGACAGATGTCCAGGCCGCTGCCGATAGACCGCAGGTAGAAAGAATTGAACTTCTCAAAGGAGCTATGAATTCTGACGAAAACGAGAACTGTCTGGTTAGTGTTAACACTGAAAATGGTATTAAAACCAAGCTTGATATTGATGGTAATGAAGTATTTTCTCTTGATAAAACAATTAGTGTCGAACCAGATGCTAAACCCTTGTTTGGTGTTGGTATCAATCTTGACCCGATAACCCAAGTCGGTAGAGATTATTCGACTTCAACCTTTAACCTGCGTATCGAAAGTGGTCTAGACGGAAAATCTCCAATCCATATGAGTAATTATTCACTCAGTAAAAATACTCTTATGTATTCGCCAGAAGGAGTTAGCGTATCGAGTTGAAAAAAAATTTAATTTATTAATAAATATAATATTAATAATAAAATAATAAAAGTATGTCAATTATCAATACTCAAATTCCTGATCTACTCAAGCCTGTAACAAATACCGTGATGTCAAATGTAGACATCTATACAAGTGTTTTAGATCCTATTAATAAAAGTCAATCTCGTGTCATCTTCAATATCGAGAAACGTGGGATTCTTAACAGCGGATCCAGAATTCAGTTCTCTGTACATCCACAAGCCCTAGGGACCTCAAAAGCCTTTTTACCATGCCATGTAGGTGCTGGTGCCTTCGTTGATACTGCTATTCTCCGTGCTGGTAGCAAAATCCTTGCAAAGACCGAAAAGTTTCCTCTTCACTATTTTATTAGCCGTGCTACGCAATCTCATTCGCAGAAACAAAATATGTCCATGGTGTTCGACGGCGCTGCTGATAATATTGGTATGAGCCCTAATACTGACCATAGAATGGGACCTGACGCATCCACATTCAAATATACTAGTAAAACTGCATGTACTGGAGCTGCTCGTTTCAGCCCTGTGCTTGATGAAAACGATTGCCCTGTGTTCTCTCTCGCGCTATCGGACCTTTTTCCAATGATGAGAAATCTGATGCTTCCTGTTGGTATGATGTCTGAGATTGTGTCGGTAGAATTATTGCTTAATCAACAAAAAACAGGTGATACTTTGCTTAAAACTTGTATGTTTAATACCACAGCCCCTACTAATGTATCTACAAAATATGGACTGGAGAATTTTAAAATGTATTTAGACTATCTCGTTTATGATAGTACCCAAATGAACAAAATACAAGCACAAGTTATGAGTGCAGACGGGATCCCTTTCGTGTACAATGACCTTATGGTGGGTTCAACTCAAATTGATGGTACAACTGGTGTTACTGCTGGTGTAGTTTCTTCCAGGGACGATAGTCGTGAAATTCCATCTCAAGGGAACCGTGTTAATTCTGTTCTAGTATTTGAGAAAAATAACCTAGCAAATCCTTTATCTGGTGTCCATCGTTCGGATGCTCCTAGACTTACTCCCGAGATTAATTTCCGTGTGAATGATAAAATTATCTATCCTAAAGCTATTAAAAACCCGTCTCTCATGAGGCACCAACTGGAAAAGGTACTTGGTAGTAAAATCACAGTTTCAAATGCTGGCTATTCTTTTGACACTATGGTAGACGAATCGGATCCAGCTTTTCAA